GCTTTCAGCGTAATATCTGACCGTCGCATATCGCGCACCGGGATCGCCGTCAGAGCCGGGATCGCCCTGCTCGCCTTGCTCACCTTGCTGGCCTTGCTGGCCTTGCACCCCTTGCGGACCCTGCGCGCCCTGCGCCCCGTCTTCGCCAACAAATTTTATCCAAGTTCCGTTGATAGAAGAAAGCTCAGGGCGGTCGCCTGTATATTCATGATAAAGGATATATTCCAGCGAACCAGCCGAAAAGCTCTTATTACTGCCCGAGCTGTTCGACGCGTAAACTGCGACGATCGATGTCCCAAGCACAATCTCATCAATGGTCGTCGCGTTCACGCTTGCTGTGAAACTTGACAGGTTCCCGGTGAAATCCTGACTTTTCAAAAAATAATAATATTGTGTGCTGTCAGCTAAGCCGCTGTCGGTGAAAAACGATCCGGCGGTTTCACCGATCAGCGTCGCCGATGATGAGCTGTCGCTCGATGCTCGATAAATTTGAACTCGCGCAAAATCATTGTCGGTCGGGTTGTTCCAATCGACGACGACTTGCTGAAATCCGCCGGTCGCTGAAACACTCGTCGGAACGCCAGGGGCAGTCGTATCGGCCTCAGCGGTGAATGAAACACTCGTCCAGGTTCCGCGAATATTTTGCTCAGTGACAGGCTGGACTTCGAACTCAAAAACCTCACTGTCAAGCAAAGGACCGAACTCGAACGCCGGGCCGGACGTTGTGCTTTCGGAATATTCACCGCCGTCCTGTTTCCATCTGACGTTGTAATGGTGCAGATAAATCGTCGATGCCGCTGTCCAGGTTGCCGTCGCCCTTACGAAAAACGTGCCGTCGGACGCAATCGTCGTCGCTTGGCTGATTGCGAGATTGCTGATTGTTAAGCCGTAGCCCAGCGAGGGCAAAGTGCTGTCGTTTGCCGCTAAATCAGTTTCCTCAGCGCTCCACAAAAACGCGGCCTCTGATGTCTCTCTCAGCGTAAGTCCGACAGTCTGACCACCGTCGTCTGGATCGTTTTGAAAAGTCCATCCGATGACTTCAAACTCTTTCGTCGTGAAACCGTAACGCTCGATCGTGAGCGCGACGACATCGCCGACCTGGACGTCAAAGGCTTTCATCGAAAAATTAGCCTGGAGCGTCATCTGTTCGCGCGCCCGGTAAAGCGTCATTTTTGCCAGGCGTTGCGCCATCGTGTGCGAAGTCGTCAGAGGAAGCTCAAGATCAAGAGCATTCTCAAAACCATTGTCCTCCGTGATAAACGTTGAGCTTTTGATTTCTGGATAATCCGCCTGAACATAGTCATCATCTGCGCTGACGAACTTGCCTCGCACGATGTTGAAATTGTCGCGACGCGACGCTTTGGTCGCCAGGTTTATCTCGCCGCGCAAATCGCTTAGCGTAAAAGTCTGGACGCTGGGGTTGTATTCGCCAGCCTTTAAAACCCACTTCCCCTGACCCCAGAATAAGTTTCCAGCGCATGTCGTCATCATACGATTGAGAATGTTACCGGGAGTGCTCGACAGACTGGTCGCGCCGTTCATCTCATAGCGCTTTTCCGTGCCGCCAGCCGCAAGAGAAACATCCTCGTCGCAGACATTTGCCGCCGTTTCAAACGAAGTGTCATCGATTTCGCCATCAGCATCGAGACCGTATTTGCTGACGAGGTAATCCCTAATGCAGAGCGCCGCGTTTGCAGAATATCCAGTTGTATCATCGCGCGGATCAAAAACCTTTTTACCTTTGATCCGAGCTGTGACCAGCGGAATACCTTGCGCAAAAACGTCGGAGTTATATTTCATCCGGACATACAAGCAAGCGACGCCCTGGCCTCTGAAATTTACATCGTCTCCGTCATCCTTTCCCTGCCAATCTGGACCGTTGGCGATGCCGTTTAGATCTGAATAAATATTTTGATTTGGAGATCCCAAAAACTTTCTGATGTAAACTTTGGGCTCACTGTCATTAACCCAATCGCTAGTCGTGACAAAATTTGTTGATGAGCTTATCGTCACCTCTTGATCGTTTAAATAAATTTGATCAATCGAGCTGATCTCATGACCAGCCAGCGTCAGGATCATGTGTAAATATTCATTATCGTCGCCGGTTGCCTCCAGGTATGTAATCGACCCACCTTTCCGGACCTCACCATAAACAATATCTTGCGGAGCCGCTGCGTCTCGCGTGTTTGTCAAAAGACCCTTTTGACCCTCAATGTCTGGCATCAGAGCATTTGTCACCCAGGACGCCACCATCGTCAAACCAACGAAAGCGACGACGTAGGCGACGGCCGTTGGTAAGCCTAATGCAATCAGATATTGAGCGACAACCTCTCGGGGAGCGTTGTCCCAATTTTTATGACGCATGACGTTAAAAGGATTGTTGAGGTTGTCTTTCATTTTTTAATCCATGCGCTTTCGATCCGTTGGATCGGTATGTAAACGAGGCGAGATTTTCCAAGAAACGCTGCTTTTGATCCCAAAGAAATCCCGAGGGCTCGATCGATCGCCCAGATTTGCGGAGCCTTAGAGGTGACTAGCGCGCCTCTAGGTGGAGTGTAGTTTATGCGCTCGAGCTTGCTGTCGATCGCGTCATCAAGTGTCGTGAAGCCGAATGACTGAACGAGCTCTCTGCGGCCCTTGTATAAACCCAGATCTGATATGTATCGGCCGGACCAGTCATCCGCCCAGCCGGATCCGTAGAGCCGCCGGAATGCTTCATTTGTAAACATAAAGCAGTCGTGGACATGCCACATAAACCCACGATGCGCGACTTCTTTTAAGTAGGCGCTCAACCCTGGATAATTAGCTGTCAAGCTGACGACCCCAAGGGATCTGTTTATCCGCCAATCTTGTGACCCATTTAAAGATCGTATCAGGGCTTTGGCTATATCCCTCCGTCGCGACAGTTGCCTGATGGCTCGCGTGAGTGTAGCGGCGCGCGCTTGCTCGCTCCAAGACGATCAGCTTGCTCTCAACCGTCAGGCTTACGGTCGACATCTCGCCCTCGTCGACGATCGTCATCTTGTCCATAAACCCACTGAAGACATTGACGACCGACGACGTTCCCAGAACGCCCCAATAAACAGCGGCCGAGCGGCCCTGATAATCCTCGGTCAATGCGGTTGAAATAATTGTTGAGCTTAAACCGGAAAGCGTAAGCGTCGCTCCTCTGGCTGACAGGTCTGAGATTTCCTCGATCCCGTCGATTTTTAGAAGCGAACCAGTCCCAAGAAACGAATGGCCCTGGATTGTCCGATTTCCTGTGCCAGTCCAGAGGCGCAAGTTGCCGCCTTCAAAATCTAAGTCGATTGCATAAAATGGCTCAATATCCTGAAGGCTCCCGGTTGGATCGCCGTCAGCGTAAAGCTGGTTTAATAGACTTGTGCTTATGTTGCGGCTCATATCGCTTCCATCGCTCCAAATGATATTCCGTAATGGCGCAAATTGTTGACGTTCCAGGAGACATCGTTTGACGCCAAGCGAAAAGTCCCGACCGGGCTTGATATGACCGCCGCCGATGTTGACGCTGCGTCTCTAAGTGCCGGCCAGATCTCAAGGGTTCCGCCGTCCGTCTGGTCCGCGAGGACTTTGTAAAGCCGTGAGGATGCACCCGTTCCGAGCTGGAAATAATCGCCAGCCAAAAGCGTTCCGGTCATTACGACTGTGACGCTCCGAGCACCCGCCGACCCTGTGATTGTGACGGAGCTGGGAGCGGCTGAGCTGCGCAGAGAGTTGCGAAACGGAGTGCCCAGGTAAAACTTGCCGTGTCGGCCTCTGAGGCTCGTCAGCCAAGCGCTCCACGCCTCAGCGTCATCCTCAGCCATCGGCTTGAGTGATATGTCGGCTGACCACATCTCGCCAGCGTAGGCGTGAGACTGACCCTCAAACGTAAAAGGCGATCGAGAATAAGCGACAGCGTTCGTCGCTGTGAAGGTCACTGACCTGATCGCGTTCCCGGTCGGCGTTGTAATCGGATATGAAATCGCCATTAACCCAGAGCCCTCCGGTAAGATCCGCCGCGTTGACGCGCGTCAGCGACAGCGCCTTTCGCGCTCTCCGCGATCTGAGGCATCATCGATTTAATTTCGTTCCGAACCGTTTGCTGGACCCCGGTCGTCACGTTGATCGTTTGCTGAACAATTACATCCCCGCCGCCGCCGACCGCCGACTTTGACTGAGGGACAGACAAGATCCGACCGGCCGACGATGGCACAAATATTTCGCGGCCATGCTCACCAACGACCGTCGGTTTGCCAGGATAAACAGCTCCGCCGGAGGCGTTGCCAAAAGGTAAGCCAAACGATCCGGTCGAGGGTCCGCTGAACAAATCCAATCCGGTCGCGCTCATGATGCCACTCACCATTTGACGCACGACGAGAACGCGATAAAGCTCTCGCACGACTTCGTTTGCCATGTTTCTAATGCCAGCTTCGAAACTTTTGCTGTCATCTAGCAACCGCATAAACGCGCTCGAAAGACCGTCCTCCATTGTTTTAATCGCGCTTTCAAGTTCAGAAAATTTAGGCGCGACTTTTTCCATCGTTGCGGCCGTTTTCTCAAGACCTTCACGCGCTGCGCGCTGACTGTGCTCAAACTCTGTCGCTGCTTTCTGAGCATGAAACCAGGCAAAAGCGATGTTCTCAACCTGGACTAGATCATAACCGCGCAACTCCCGACCGGCGTCTTTGTAGGCTTTGCGTGATTTTTCAATCATGGCGTCGCGGCGTTTTTCCAGCCGCTTGATATCGCGCTCCAGAGGCGTAAGATCCTTGATCGAATTTTCAAACGCTTGATCGACAGTCTCCGTCATGAATGGTTCGAATATTTCGTTGAGCTTGTCCTCAAATATTTCCGCTTCTTCCGCTGCCGCCTTTGCCGCTGCGGTCGCCGCTTCGCGAGCTGCAATTAGACGCGATTGAGCATAAGCCGCATAACCAGCCGCGCGCGATGTCCCGGACTGGTTGTCGTCTCCGCCTTCCGAGCTGCTCCCGCTGGAAGTCGATGATCCAAGTGTCCCGCCGGTTGTCATATTATCCAACGCCGTCAAGAGCTCTTGGCGACCCTCGACCAACGACCGCAACCGCGTGTCCTCGGCTTGCAGTCGGTTGAGATCGGCTTGCAGTGAGAGCTGCCTCGCGGTTTGTGTTTCAAGATCCAAAGCCTTGCGAGCTTCGCTCGGGAACCTACTTTCACCCATTTGATTTTTGCGGATCCGCTCGCTCACCTTGGCAAGTTTTTCACGACCCTTCGCCATGCTCTCAGCGTTTTCGTGGAGCTTTTCTCGGTTTGTTATATTGTGGACCGCGTCCATTCCCGCGACGACGCCAAACATAAAATTGCGAAACTTTGTGGAAAGCGCGTCGAAAACCATGTCGAAATGGTCTTTCATTGCTGTCGCCGCAACGATGCTGTCGTTGCTCAGAACTGCGCCAAGCTCGCGAGCTGATGTCGTCATCGTGTCCAAAGATTGAGCGTTATTTATAAACAATGGAGCCAAAAGGGTCGCGTCGGAGGCAATCGCCTCAAGATAGAATGTCATTTCTGCTTGAGATAAATTGGCGTCCTCAAGCGCTTTGACGTATTTCCCGAGAGCTTGCTCGCTGCTTAAACCTTTGAACTCGTCAGCGGTGAGCCCTACTTTCGGCGCAATATTGTCAAAAAAGTCTTTGAGCGGTCCCGCCTCGTTTTGGAAAAAATCTCCGAACTTGTCGTTTGTATCCTTGAGAATATCGGCGAGCTTGTCTTGCTCAACACCCACTCGCCGAGCCGCAAAAGTCAGCTCTTGAAAACGCTCAACGCCAACACCAGAAACCCTTGAAAGTTTTTCGATTTCTTTTGCGAAATGCATCGCCTCATTTGCGCCTCGAACAAAACCAGCGGTCAAAGCGCCAGCGCTCAAACTAGCCGCGAGACCTCCGACCGCCGTTGAAAGCGTTCCGAATGCTTTTGTCGTTTTCGACAAATCCTTTTGTGATTTTTTAGCAAAACGCTCGACGCGCCGGTTTGCGCGATCCATCGCTTTCGAAAACTCTCTGTCGCGCGCGCTCAAAATGACGTTCAGCTCTTGCGCTGTAATTGCTGCCATTAGCCGTAAATCCTTGCGAGTTGTTTTGCTTCGTCAATCGACGGAGCATTTGATCCAGGCTTTGCTGGATTGTGTGCTTTCTGCCATCCGTCAAAAAATAAAAATGTATCCCTCGGGATCATATCGCGGACGTCATCAGGCTTGAGCCCGGTGACGACTGCGTTTTTAATTAAGCTGCGGACGTTAAGACTTCTTGGCTTTGACCCTCGGTCAAATCTTTTTTTTTATTCTCAACCTCGCTCAACGCATCAGGCATAAACGCCACGCCGAGAACCGCCTGAGCGATCTGGTAGAATAATAACAAACTTTCCGGACCACCGCTCTCAATGATCGCATCAGCTTCACTGTCTTTTTTGCCGCCGCCCACCAGGGCGAGGGCAAGAAGGTTGCGAACCTCTGTCGTGGTCGGCTTTTTCCCCCGATCGAAAAAACCGTCCCAGACTTCAAAAATCCCGCGATGCTTGTCTTCAAAACGTTCGATCTCGCGATTTCGTAGGATAAAAGTGTAGGTGACGCCGTCGATTTCCTCAACGACCCCACCTCGGGGAGCCTCAGCGGTAATCCCCATTTATTTAAGCTGCGCTAAAAGTGATCGCGCCGTTGCTTTCCAAAGAAGCTGAGAACGTGACGCCGCCCTCTGTTTCGCCGCCAAATTCGAGCGATGCTATTTTAAAGGCTCCCGCGTATGTCCCAAAGTCAGGAATGATGACTTGAAAGTTTGCCTCTGGGTCCGCTTGCATCGCGACAGTATTCAAGCGAGCCTCAGCGGTTTCGTCCAGAAAGATCCCGTCGCCAGAAACCGAGACAGCTTTCAGGCCGTTCAAAGTTTCAGTGAATAGAGCGCCGCCGGGCGACGATGCGTCCGGTGTAGTGACGTCAATCGAGGTGTTATTCACCGTCAACGACTTGGAGTTAAGTCCCGCCAGTGCCGAAAATGTTTCGCTGTTTTCTCCATCCCCAATCTTGAGGAGGAACGAGCGTCCTAGTTGTTTAGCCATGATGTTGATCCTTCAATCAAAAGGGGTTTGCGGATGCCCAAACCGCGAGAGGGCTAGACCGCTTAAGCGGTCTGAACGTTTGCCGAAAAGATGACTGTCGCGAAATGTCCGCGCTCGTCATTCTCCTGGTCGACAAAATAAGTTTCACAAATAAGTTCAATCAGATGGAACCCGGCTAACGAAACCGTCTCCTCTTGGCGATGCAATGATGCGCGGATCGCCTCCGCAATGCGTGACGCCTCGACGCGACCAGTTGCGCGCGAAAACGCGTCAATCGTCAAACTGATATTTGCACCAGTCGAGCCGTCCGTGTCATCAGCTTGCGGCTGTATTGATCCAAACTTTATAAAAGGATAAGTCGGACGCTGTGGAGGCTCATCGTAAACCCTGGTCGAAACCAGATCCGTTATGTCACTGTCCGCCACCAACGCCGCCCGAATGCCTTTTTGTAGCTCCAAAGCAAAACCGTCGCTCATTTAAATCCAAGCTCCTTAGCTGCTTTATTCATTGCGCGCGTAACGCGAGCCCGGTGTTTTTTCCCGAGGATTTTTTGCGTTCTTCTTATAAAGGGAAACTCATCAGTCGTCCCGGTTTGCTTGAAAACATGAGACATCGCTTGCCGTTTCTTCCCGCTCGAGTAGGTCCGCCCAAACTCAACCGAGAGCGCTTTGACTTGCGGATCCCTACGCGCCGGAGCTGCTTCGACAGATCCGACAAATGCGTTTTCCTCAATTTCAAATTTCGCATGGATCCCCCGCTTGAGATCACCCTCATCGACCGGGGCCATGACGCGAGCCAAGCGGACGCCCTCTCTGACGCTTTTTCGTATTGCGTTCCCAATATTTTTTCGCTGCTTTCGAGGTAGCTTTTTAAAAGCATCCTGGAGACCTTTGGCCTCGATTTTCATGACGCGACGCCCTTCTCAAGCAGGAACTCGAGCGTCTGTCCTTTGTTATCCACCTGGACGACTGAACGAATTGCCCAGGTTTGTCCGCGAGCAACTACCCGATCAGCGGCGCTGAGAGCCGCTGTAAGCGCGTCTTTCCTTACTCTTAAAGTCGCCGTCGATACGTCAGCCAATGCACCGCCCTCAGTGCTCTCATTGCCTGTCCGCTCGATTATGTGAGCTGACCTTGTCAGGTGATCTGACCAGGATCCGGCCGTATTCCCGAAATCGTCAGTCGTCGCCGCCATACGCTGGAAGGTGACGCGATCTCGCATCAGGCCAGCCCTAGCCATACCAGGAGCCTCGCTCGTAATCCATCAGAGCCTCGAAGCCGTGAGGCAATGTTTTCGAGATCGTACCCATGAGCTCGTTTTCGCGGTTCTCGTACCAATGGGCGATCAACATCATTAAACCATGACGAACGGTCTGCGGAACGTCAGAGCGCGCCGCGCCATATCCGATGACATATTCAATCTTGATCGCGTCGTCCCTGGTGAACGTGGAGGGCCAGGCTTGTCCCGGCTTTGGCTTGACAGTCGTCCGCCCTTTAGTCCCGAGAACATAAAAGTCCGACAGCGTCGCGGTTTGGATGGCGTTTTCCGTGTCGTAATATTTGACCGCCGAAACCGACTGAACGGGTCCAAGCGAAAGCGTCACCGTGCCTGGGTTTGGTGCAATCCACTCGCCCCAGGTTTGCGTGATCATCGCTTTCCCCAGGGTGCCAGTGACGTCGACATAATCAATCGCCGTTTGTATCAACCGGGCGATCAAACCGTCGTCGTCGTTGTGCTCGATGCGTAGCTGCGACTTGACCTCGGTGAGCGTCAGAGGCTCAGCCGTCGGAGCTGTCACCAGCTCGATCCGATGTTGTAGGGGAAGCGTTGGCATTTATTTAATCCTTAGCGTCAGGCTTAACCGCTTTTCGCTTTGCTGGAGTTTTCTTTGTCGCTGTTTCTAATTTTTTAGCCGCAACAACCGGCTCCGCAATTCCGCGCTCGATGTAGCGTTTCGCTGCGTCAGCATCACCGATCTCGATAATATCCCCGGCGTTGTGCGAAAAATTAATTCCCGCCATTGATTGCAATAGTTTTAACTTCATTCGGTTTCTCCCGAGTTAAAGGAGAGGGCGCGAACGCCCTCTCTGTCATGCTTATGAGGAGGCTGTTTTCAAGTGCTTGATTGCCGCTGTATTCGACAAAACGCCGTCGAAGCGTACAAAGCCCAAGATCCCATAATCCGGCGCGAAACGCTCTGACGCGACTGTCAATGACGGACCGCCAGCTTTGCGCACGAAAAACTTTTTCATATCGCCAAACAACATGACTTTTTTGTTCGCCGCGAGACTGTCCATCGCCTGATTGACGACAACATTATAGCCGAGGATAGATTGAGGAACTCCCGCTTGGTAATTTCCCATGGCCCATAGGAAATTTCCTTGCCCATCCTTCAACTTCCTGACTGCCGCAAGTGTGCTGTCGTTCATCATAATGGCCGTTCCGGCGGACTGACGATAAGCAGGGTCGACTGAGTGAATTAGATCAATGATCTCGTCCGCTGTAATCGCCGCCGCCGCTGCCGCTGTTACACCAGTTGCAGAGTTTGTGACGATGCCCTCAACGTCGGAGGATCCCGATCCAGTTGTCAGCTTGCTATTTGCGATGCGACCGAGACGATCTCCAAGCATGTCACCTAACAAGGCTTCCATATTTAAGATGCTGTCGGCGTTCAACTCCGCTGACCAGCGAACCCACTCAGTGTTAAAGCTAAACGCTCCAACTGATTTACTTCCGAACGTTACATCCGCACCGCCGTCATCAGTCGGCGCTCCGCCTTCCGTATGAGCAACCGCGCTGGAGCCGGTGTCGTCGCTCGTTGGAATGTCGAACTGGCGTCCGTCGGTTGTACTAATAACCGAAAACAAGTTGCTCGTGTACATTGGGCCGCTTGCCGCCATAGATTGCTCGATGAAGGTCGCCATTTCGGTCGGTACAGTATATCCGCCAGCCGCGTTTGATCCGGCTAATTGCGCGCGATATTCGCGCAATACTGAGCGAACCTCTGCGTCAACATGGGCGTCGCCACCGGCTGAAATGTATTCAGCAAATGCGTGACGATAATCCATGACCTGACCGTCGTCGATCGCCTTTGTTGAACGACCTTCGACCGCTGGGATCTTACTGGTGTCTGGCTGTTCCAATTTTGCGATTAAAGACGCTGCGCGCTCCTCTCGATCAATGCGAGCTTGGAGTTTGTCAGCGTCAGCCATCGCTGCATCAAATTCACGCTCGACCTCAGCCGCGCGCTCCTCTGGTGTTTCGTCGGTCACTTCGTTTAATTTTGAACGGGCTTCCGTGGCAATCCTTGCCATTTGCTCCCGCAATGTTTTGATGTCTGCCATTTGTAGGCTCCTTCGTTGGGAAATGGACGTCATCACGACGTTCAATTTCAGACCTTGCCCAAGGGTCGGAAATAACGGGCTAAGAACGGGAGACCGCTCCTATTTGATAAGCCGGGCTTTCATGCGTAAGCGACGCGCCGCCTGACTTTGCTTTTGCTCCTTACGATGCCGCTCCAAACTACGAAGACCGATTGCGGTTCCTTCATAGGCCGGGGTTGTCACGATGCTGACATCGTAAAGCGCCGCCTCTTGAATGGTTCGACGAGGCATTTCATCATCGTCGTCCCACTTTTGGCGGGTCGGCATAAAAGCAAAACTCATCTTATCCAGGTCGCCGCGTTTCATCTTTGGAACGATCGAGCGGACATCCGGATCAGTCATATCAAGGGACGCGCGGACCTTTAGTCCTCGCTCGTCCTCTGAAAGCTGTAACGTTCCGCTGCGCGATCTCGCGAGCGGCAATCCTTCATGATTGATTAAGAAAACGACGTCATCACGACCGATCGCATCTGTGAAAGCGCCAGGGGCGATTTGCTCGCGCCACTGTCCACCGATGACGGTCTCCTCGTTGAACACAGCCGCATAACCCTCGACGCTGACTGTGCCGTCCTGCGCCTCGCGGATTTCTACTCTCTGAGCCGGGCGCGCCTCGCGCTCCTCGTCATCCTTTTTGAAACCAGCAAGCGCCGGATCCTCGATGTCGGTTTCCGTTTCCTGGTATTCCTCGGACTTTCCAAACACGACAATCACCTCATCATCTGTTTCCTCGATGCGCTTTATGTGACGTTTGTCCTCGTCCTCATCGTCGTAATAACGCGCCGAGACTTTTGAAAGTGTCGAGAATTTATGGCCGACCAACGTTCCAGACGGACGCCAGCCGTCCTCAACCTCGCGATAAACCATGATTAACGCCGCCGGATCCTCAGCGCTTCCCTCAACTGAAAAATCGGTGTCTGGAACGTTTATCGTGCCATCGCGCTCAATACGACGAATGCGACCGTACACCTCGCCGCCGGAGCTGTCCCAGGTAACATAATCACCGACAACCAGCGCATCAGCCTCCGCTCGAGTATCCATTGAGTTTTCCTCTTGCTTCAAAATTCCATTTGCCCAGGACCGCGCCGGATTACCGCCCCAAAGCGCCCAGGCAACTCTGCCAGCGCTGGGATAGCCGTCCTCGCCAGGGCTCCACCCTTGACCCTCTTTGTCGACCTCATGCCGCGCAAAATATGACTTCATTCTCTTGACCGTATCGATCGAGAGGTTCCGGTTGTTCACAATGTCACGAGCGCGAGCGACGCCGACCTCTGTTCCGCCGCGCCCATATTCCTCGCGCCAGGCAAGACCTCGAGCCGCTTCCTCCCGCATCGCCTGATTAGGTCTCGGCATCTGAGCCGCCTTGCATCGTGATCGGAACTGTCGCGCCTTGTATCATTAGATCGTCGCCACCCGGTAGAGGCTCAAGACCCTCATGATCACGGATCTCATTCGGCGTCTTGATGCCGTTCTGGATCGCAGTCGCGTGAGCTTCCATTCGAGTTTTCAGATCGCCTCTGAGCAAGCTGTCAACGTTAAACCGTACGGTCATGCCGCTTGATCGTCCAAACAATTTTAAATTCATTTCTTGCTCGGTTTGCTCAATCCACCGACGGAGCGTGTGCTTGACGAAATGCAAGTCCTGTTGCTCGACGTTGCTGTAAGTCCCTTTTGAGAGATCTTGCAAAAACACCGGCGGCAAAGAATAGATGCGCGCGATTTGCTCAATGCAGAATTGCTGCAAATCCAAAAGCTGCATCTGCTCCGGCGAAAAGCCGATTGATTTCAGCTCATGGCCGAGCGGCAACGCCATCACCGGCCGACCCTCGCGAGCGAGTTTAGCCGTCGCCGCTGCGATGTCCTCAGAGGCTCGAGCCGCTGACGCGCCGGAATTGAATGGACCCTGGAGAACGGCCGGGGGGATGCCGCCGGACTGGAACGCCTTTGATCCATAACGCGCCGACGCAAGCGCCAGGCCGATGACATCCTTGTTCGCCATGATCGGACCGCGAAAATCGATCTGATTGTTTTTGACCATGAATGTCAGGTCGATGATTTCCTCGGCTTGATAAATCGCCGTTTTTGTCCGGTAGACTTTTGTAGGAAAGCCTTGATCTGTCGTAGCCTCAGTGACGATAAGGTCCGCTGGATCCAGAGGAACTAAATCAGTAATCTCGCCGCTTCCGCTCTTGATGATCAGCGTCGCTGAGCGACCGCCTGTCAGCGTTTGCTCAAACGTGTATTTTCTCCAGTTAAATGAGCTGGTCGTCGGATTGACCGCCCGATCGATCCAGGATCCGACGCCAGTCGTGACTTGCTCATTGCCTTGATAAATCTCGAGAGGCAATCCCGCCAAAGTGCCAGAGATAAAGTTGACCGCCGACCAGAGGGCAGGGACGCCGAGAGCGGTCTCGACATTCACTGTCACGCCAGAGGTGCTCGAATAATTATCAAACCCCATAAGCTGAAAGAAATTGTCAGCGCTCACCGGGACATTCGGGTTCTCTATACTGCGAGCCTCAGCTCGCTTAAACATATCAAGGACGCCCATTGTATCTCCTAGACCGCGAGCTTGTATTCTGGATCATCCCAGGGTGACGAGCTCGGCGCTGTTTCTTCTGAACTCATGGACCCGAGAGCCATCGCAAGCGCGACCAGGCCGTCGATCTTTGAGTATGATTTCGATTTATTCAGTTTTCGGTTTCCCGCTGGATCCGATTGTGTGACAGCTCCCGCCGCGCACATATTCAAAACCGGCTGTCCGCCGTGGCAAAGTTTGCGCTCCGCCACCAGTTGTTCGAGCTTATCAACAGCCGGAGCCATATCGCGAAAGCCCTGTCCAAAGGGTTGCATGGGAACTTGCGCGCCAATGTTATCAAGCTCTCGCTTTAAATCGTTGATCCGCCAGCGGTCATAAGCGAGGAGCTGTAGGTCATATTCCTCTTGAACCTCAGCGATCGCCTGAGCAATCACCTCCGGAACAATGACCGGACCTGGTATCGTCAAAAGATGCCCCTGCTTTGCCCATAGGTCATAAGGGACTTTCGTCTCGAGCGCTTTGTCCCTCAAGCCGTCCTCTGGAAGCCAGAACCTCGGGACGACATGGAGCTTGCCATCCTTTGGAAAGACGAGGACCAGCGCTGTCAAATCTCGGCTTGCCGAAAGATCGAGCCCGGCGAAACAAGCGTCACCAGGCTCGACCTCCGGAGGCGCATTATTTGCCTCCCACTCAGCTCGGGACAGAAAGGGTGACTGCGCCTCTATCCGTTGGTTTAGATAAAGCCATCGGAATGAGTTAGCCTTTGCCGGAAGGCGTTCAGCTTGTTTTGCAAAATCCTCGAGATCCGTTGTTGATCTAAATTTGCCCATTGCCGGATTAGCCGCGCGCCAAGCAGTTTTATCCAAGATATCACAGCCTTTTTTCGCTGTGTATAAATGCGAGACAATTCGAGGGTCGTCCGCGTGATCCGCGTCATCAAGCCAAATCGAGAAAAGATCTCCGTCGGTCGACGCTTGCGTCGAGATCGCAATCAAGAGCGGGTTTTCATGCGCGCCCTGCGCCGTCTCAATCGCCTCGATAAATGGATCGTGTGACCCTCGGACCTGACCCACCTCATCAAGTATCGCGAGGACAGGACTTAGGCCGTGAGCTGTTCCCGCCTCAGCGCTGATCGCTTTGTATTCGACATTCAATAACAGGCCGACCAACATCTTTTGCGATGGAACAATCCGGACGATCTGTTGCAATTCTTTCGAAAGCCGGACCATCTTTTCCGCGAGCTTAAAGACGAGAGCCGCTTGCTCCCGGGATCGAGCTCCCGAAATGATCTGACTGTTCTGTTTTGCCTCTGGTCCGACCAGGTGCGCAAGAACGATCGCCGCAATCAATGCAGACTTTCCGTTTTTTCGACCGACCGATAGGTAAGCGCGTGACGTTCCAGTTGGGTTGTCGTAAACATCCAAGATAAATTTGCGCTGAAACGGAACCAGCTTCATCTTTTGACCAACGTGCGCGCCTTCTGGAATTGGGCAGAGCTTTTCAATAAACTCACAAATTTTTTCGCCGCGCGTCATTTAGCCAAACTGTTGAACAGCCTCCTTAATACATAACTCCGAACCAGGCTGATCAGTGTAAAAATCAAACCTATCACAAATCCATCTGCCACTGAGACGTTGAAGCCAAACAGAGGCAAGACAGCAAAATTTGCAGCGACCGCCACAAAATAACCGATCGCGACATTTAAAAGCGCCTCGATAGCACTCATGCGGCGGCTTTGCATCGCTCTGCCTCTAGCTCCCCATATGTTTGAGCTGTCGCCTCAAGCGTTGCTTTCTCGCCTGTGTATTCTTGCCATCGCTTAATAATAACGTCGATGTACTTCGGATCTAGCTCCATGATGAAAGCGTTTCGTCCAGTTTGCTCAGCACCAATTAACGTCGACCCTGACCCGCCAAAAAGGTCTAAAATGTTCAACAGTTTTACATGATTTCCAAACGCTCGAACCGAAAGCTCTACCGGCTTTTGCGTCGGATGCACGTAATTGCTGTCTTTTTTTATCGACCACAAATCACTTTCATTTTTAACGTATTCGTCAATTTTGCCATTAAATAAGCAAAATTCGTGTTGATGCCTGTAGCCAACGCCCATCCCAAAAACGTTCTTCGCCCAAACTATGCAAGATTTATAATCCAGCTTACCTTGCAAAATTCCATAAAAGTCCCAGTTGCACCAAATATAATAAGCCTTTGGGTCGACTGCTTTGATCGTCGCAATGGTGCCGTCTATAAAATCAGCAAAATCACTGTCAGAAAGATTGTCATTTTTTATGACTTCATGCTTTCCACTTCTGCCGTTAAAGCCCACATTGTAAGGTGGGTCCGTGAAAATCATGTCGACGCTTTTGCCGTTCATTAGCTTATCGACACAATCAATGCTTGTGCTGTCACCGCACATCAACCGATGTCGTCCAAGTAACCAAACATCGCCTTCAACTGTCACCGGATCCTCTGGCGCTTCTGGCACCTGATCCTCGTCGGTCAAACCTTCGCTCGTCTGCGCCATCATCGCAACAAGCTCGTCCTGACTGAACCCCATGAGCTCGCCATAGTCTGCGCCAAGATCCTCAAGCTCGACTGCCAGGGCTTCCATGTCCCAATCAGCATTCAGCGCCAGTTTATTGTCGGCAATGACCAGCGCGCGCCGACGTCGATCATCAAGGCCGGTGACGACAATCGCCGGGACAGTTTCCAGGCTTAGCTTGCGAGCCGCCATCAAGCGACCATGACCCGCAATCAAATTGTTTTCCCCGTCAATCAAAACAGGGTTTGTAAAACCAAACTCTCGAATTGACGCTGCTAATTGCGCGACCTGAGCGTCGCTATGTGTGCGACTGTTTAATGCATAAGGAATTAAATCCGAAACATTTACAGCTTTGTGTTTAAATAGATCCATTCATTTTTAATTGACGGGCAACGCTATCAAGCCAGAGCTTTTAAACGTGTCCATCAAGTCCCGAGCTTGATTTTCGTTCTGTGCAGCGCCGTTGATTGTCCTGGCGTCTGCGCCCATTTGATTAAGCGACATTGATCTGATCACCGCGAGCTGACGACGCTCAAGCGTATCGATGACCGCGAGCAATGGATTTGCAACAAGTGTCCCGCGCTTGTTCTGTATTAACACCCCAGATCGATCCAACGTTTCTTGATGCTGCCGAATGTCAGCTTCCATGCGGACCACCTTCGCCAGCAAGATCAGATCCATATCCCGCCAATCCTCGCGTGCGCGCGCGCGCGTGAACTGGCCCCAAATTGTTAGCTCGGCACTACTTCTAAGCTCGACGCCCTCCGGCAATGGAACATCAGCGATCGCTCCCTTAAAGCCTTCAAGAGCTGCCGTTGTGCTGTTTTTGTCGCTGCGCCGCTTTTGGCTCATTAAATTTGTACCTTTTTTTCCGTAAACGCAGAAAGAGACATAGTGGGACGCCGGTTTGCGTAAAATACGTCCTAGTGATTGACCCACCCCTCCCCAAAATTT